CCCGTACAATTCTGTTTACGATACCAAGGGTCATGTTTTGGCTTATGATTTTCGAACCGTTCATGACAATGCAATGATGTATCTTGATGGTACGTCGCCAGCTGTTCCTATTTGGTATGTTTTTCCAAAGAAAGAATTGCTCCCTGTGGCAAAGGTCAACAAGGGCGGAGTTCGCACGATACAGTGTGCTCCGATTGATTTTCTATTGGCATGTCAGATAGCTTTTACTGAACATAATCGCTCATTTATTGAGGCTGGTTTGTTTCAGGTTGGTGAAGTGCTTGAGTACGGCGGTTTTACCGCCTGGTGTAAAAAGCGCTCCCTATTTGACAAATTTTTGAGCGTCGACGGCGCTAAGTTTGATCGTTCAATCTGTTCGCTCCTCATGCAAATTGTGTGTGAGTTCAGAGCCAGGTTGCATTCTGATCCTGATGTTGTTCGTCGCTTGTATGATGGGATTATCAATGCTCATCTCGTTGATGGCTTCGGCTCTTTGTATTTTAAGGAGCATGGAAACCCTTCGGGTTCATTGAACACTACAATTGATAACTGTATCGTCACCATGGTCGTAGTCGCTTATAGCGTAATTCGGGCCGGTTTCGATTTTACAGAGTGGTGGTTGGTCAATCAGACCGATATTTTCGGCGATGATCTTAATCTCAACATGCGCGGAGAGTATGTTATATCATTTGAGGAATTAAAGCAAAATGCAGCTGAGCTTGGCATAACTTATGACCTGTCTGTTGACAGTGAGTCAATTATTAGCCAAGTTTTCTTCGGTAAGACTATTGCTTGGTCCAGCGAGTTTGATTGTTTCGTTGGCCTTCCCAATTTTGATAAGCTCTTTGCGCAATTATCCTATTTGCATATGCACGGTGCAGAGCGTACACAAGCTATTTTGAATGGTTTGTATGCTTCTTTGTGGGTTCATAAGCCAACACGTGTTCGATTTCGCGAGTTCGTATCACGGTTGTCTGATGTTCGTCACTACCAGTTCGCACTACCAAACGATTTGTTTATGTACAATTTGGTGTTAGGTGGGTGGGTTGGGCTTTGAAAAGAATTTATTCTTTTCCACCGTCATGCCTGCAAAGAAAGGCAAGGGTTCGCGCACCCAAAAGCGCAGATTTATTGGTCCCTTGACCCAAAAGCAAGCGATGCAGAAGGCTTTGATGCGCAATAAGCACATCTTGGCAAGTGCAGGACGCAAAGCTAAGGGCAAGAAGAGACCTGGTTCGGGGCGCAGCAAACAATATGCTACGCGCTCTGTTTCTGATGGTTTGAACCGCGGTGAAGTTATTACTAACAAACATTTGATCATCGATCGTTTCAAGCCTCGTGAGGAGTTGGTTGCGAACATTTCTGGTTCCTCAGCTTTCACTCTTGTGCAACAGTTGTGGCTCAATCCGGGCAACACTGTTTTGTTTCCACTGTTCTCACAGATTGCAGCTTGTTATGAGCAGTATCGTGTACGCACGTTGAAGTTTCACTTCCGTACTGAGGCGTATACAGCTGTTTCATCAACTGCTTCTGCTGGCAAGGTGATCATGGCCACCAATTTTGATGTGTCTGATCCCAATTTTGTCACGGCCAAGGAGGCTGAGGATTATTGTGGTATGTCTCGTGGTATGGTTTTTTCCTCTTTTACCCACGATGTTGTGGCTGGCAAGCGCAACCGAAGCCCAGGCCGAGGTTCAGCTTTACCCTTGAATGACTATTTTATGTATTCTTCAGCCAATTTGGCGGGGCCAACCGGTGATTCTGGCAAGTTCTATGATATTGGAAATTTCCAGATGATCACTTCATCCAATGCTGTTACTACTGAAATTGGTGAGCTGTATGTTGAGTATGCTTTTGACATGATACGTCCAAAGCTGCCCATACCAGGCTCCGTTTCTGCAGCGTTGTTGTATGCGCATGTGCGCGAAACGGCAGCAGGGTCAGCTAGTGCTGCTAGTCCGCTTGGCACGAATGGTACGGTTGGCTTGTCCACCAAATCCACGTTGCCTGTTGTTACAACTAGCACCACGTTTACAATGCCCATTGCTGGCAATTTCTATGTGTCGTTGAATTGGCAAGGTACAACTATTGCTGCCGTGCCTTCTCTTTCTTTGGGAGCCAATTTGACGTCTGACATTGCTGATTTCAAGGATGCAGGCGCCAACAGTTTTGTACAATATGGCGCCGATGGTTCCTGGGCCAGTTATCAGGTCGGCATCTCAGTTTCAGCTAGTGGTGTTGCTGCTGCGAACACTGTCACTATTGGTGGTTTGACCGGTATGGCAGCTTTCTCCTATTGTGATTTGTATATTACGCAGTTGCCTGCTTCTTTCAACGCTCGTCCAACTCTGTCCATTTTGGATCAGAAGATTGCGAAGCTTGAGAAGCTTATGGCGCGTTTTGATGTTGCTGATTTGGAGTATGACAATTTGTCATCTGTTTCTCAGTCAGTTTCATCTTCTGCTGCTGCTTGTGCTGGCGCAATTCAGCAGATTATCCCTGGTCCGCTCTCCAACCGTAGTGTTGTGAGATTGCGTTGATAAACAGGGCATCCGTCCTCCCGCGTTTTTATCGTTTCTGGGTGTGGTTAAAAGCCAAAATTTTCTTTCAATTGAAGAAGAAGGTTACATCTGGGTAAGAGATTTACGGGAACCCCCCGATACTGTTTTTACAGTGGGGCACCTAAAAGCTTGGTGGCATGGCAGTTTGCGTTGCGAGAAATCGCAGTTTTCTGACAGTTGACAACAATCAAACGAATGACTCGCATATCGAGTCTACCGCGTAGCAGACGTGTTTCCCTTTATGGAACACCCTCTAAATAGGGTTGATTACCCCGCGGTATAGTAATCGG